CATATGATTTCCCGTGCATCTGAATTGCAACTTTTGCTGGGTCTACCAAGTCGTCTTCATCTGAGCTTTCGGATCCAAAGCCAAATTGCAAATATGTTCCTGTATCATCCTGTTCTACAACAAATCGCCTTGCTGCTGAGAAAGGCTTTAGAATACTTCTTACCCCATCTGCAGTTGCGTCTCTATTTGTGGTCTCTTCAAACACTACCTCTTGAGATAAATTATCAACTTCATAGTACTTGTTACCATCAGTATCGACTACCGAAATAATCTCTACGACATTATCTCCACCGATTCGTACTCGTCGAAATCTTTCAAATGCCGAGTTCGTTAAGTCAACAATGGCCCTATTGAATACTCCAGAGGAGATTTGACCATGTACTTTTACAGCAAAAAATGTTGTTGCGCCAGTTGAGTTATCAAATCTAGCTGCTACAATCTCGTTTGACAGGTCGCCAAAATTTACATCTTCAGTTAAAATAAAGTTGCCGCCGTTTGGACTTGTAAAGGTTGCACCCTTTCTAACCATGGGCATGTATGACATGTCAGGTGCTGTTCCATCGGCATTAGCCGGTATCATGCAGAATAGAGATAACACTCCATAGGTGCTCGGCGAGCCAGCATATTTGAATCCTAAAGCTCTAGCGTGCTTTCGGACATTGTTAAATTCAATGGCCGTATCTAAGAAAGATTCGTTTGCTTGATAATCTAGATAGAAAGAGAGTACATCTCCAACATAAGCAACAGAATCAATCAACAAAGAGTTGATTGTTGATTTTGAAAAATCTTTCCATTCATCTGGGTAGAATCTTTTGGCGTGTTCGATCAGGTCTTCTCGAATTGAATCGAAATCCCTGCTTGTATAATTGATTGGTGTTTTCTTTTGTTTAGACATATGAGACCCTCGTCAAGAACTAAATAGTTGATCGAGCAAAAGCGATGTAGTTTAAGACACCTCGACTTCAAAAATCTCTGGGATACTTAATCCGTTGTATCTGAATCTAATTTGAACCTTTAAAGTTTGATTTTCAGAATCAATCTGAACTTTGACTCCATCAATAGCTACATAAGGCATGTAAGTGGCTGTTTGCTTGCGTATTTCTCCATCAATAAGCGAGGTTGAAATTGTCACATCGCTTTCAAATAGATAAGAGTGTAACCCGATACCGAATTTTGGATCCCAAATGTATTCCCCTTTACGAGTCAACAGCATCATCTTCATGTTTTGCTTGATTGCATTTGTAGTATCTCCATCCGGATGGGAATCCATACCAGCATTAACTTCACTGTTCATGTTAATCGGGAAAATAATTGATAAAGACATTTAATCATCCTCAAATAGTTTTTGGAATTCATTTACGCAAGGCTTGCCGTCATCATCAAACGGCTTCGCATCGACGATTCGCAACCTTTGCAGAAAGCCTACTCCGCTTATGTTTAAATAGAGCTCTGGTATCAAATTTTTCAAGAAGTTGAGATTTGCAGCTCTATTTCTAGAGGCCCTCTTGTTAGAAGTGTCATCTTGGGAGTTGTATACTGATCTGAACTGTTTTCTCAATACCCTTTTGGTATCATTGAAGATTCTTTTTTTCCATCCTTGGTTGATGTTGTCTCGCCTATCTTCTTCTACTTCAAGCTTTCCAATGGACTCTATGAAGTTGTCATAAGAATAGATTCCAAACATGGATACAAAAGACTTCGTCTTAAAAATTTTCTCAAACATCAATTTGAAATCGGACTCTTCCGACAACCTATCGACGTAACACTTCAGATCTTCACCCATGTTCGAATCCTCGAGGTCAATGTCTTTAATTAAGACATCCATGACATCGAGCTCGTATGAACATGTTGGTATGTGGTGAAGCGAAACAGCTTCTTCACCGGACACTATGGACTTTGGCAATCTTTCGATTGACCTATTGAGAGTTGGGATCAACCCGAAAGAGTGCGGTAGACACATCATCAATCTGACTCCAAACTTGACACCAATCGTGCCGTCTATTCGACCAGCAATTATGGAGGCGTTGCCGAAATGATCAGAGATTGAAGATTCTTCAGGGTAAATTGACCGGTTAGAAATCATAGATTGAAATTCTGGGATGGACATTACCTGTTGCGATTGATCTTTTTGTATTACTCTTACATACTTCTCCAAGTACATTATACCTGTTTTCTTGATGTCTTCGAGTGTTTTAGAGGTTTTCCCCAAGGGACTCAGCAAGTCTCCTGATGAGCAATTCAAAATGTCTCCATAGTCAGGCATACTGCTACCTTCAATAACTTCTTCCTCGACAACTGTAAGTCCAGATTTTATACTTGATTGATCTAAGATGCCATCTGTCGACAGCATGAATTTTTGAATGTCAAAGACGTGCGGACGGGGCCTCAGGTTGAGGTTTAACTTTTTAGATAGGGTAGACGTCTCTTTTTCGATTAAAGCGGCTAGAAACACCTTTGCAGCCTCTTGTGTATCATGTATGACTGCTACCTTTCGTGCGAGGTTAATTTTGTACGGAGTCAAACCTCTTATGGATACGATATTTTTTGTTTCCGTTGAGACCCAGTGATTCCCATATGCAATTATTTTTGAACCCTTGCTCATCTGAGATGATATTGAGGGCGATAGGGAGTTATCAAAAAGATCTTTTACAAAATCTGCAAATTTTAATTTCTCAAAATTATTCTGGGCTCTGTTGATAATCTTCGAAGCAGCTTTTAATTCCTCAGTTTCTTCCATGAGACCGTCAATGATTTGCCTTTGAACGACTTGGACTGACTGTTCGAGAAATAAGAGATAATATGCAAGGCGGGAGATGTTAGAAAAGAGACCAGCTTCTGTCATTTCTTGTTGCATTTTGTCGGCCAATACTTTGGTGATGAGCGAGTCGACATTTAAATCGGAAAATTGGATTGATCCAAAGATAGGAAACGATCTAACCATTAGCTCGGATGCGTAAACTCGAATAGTTGAAATAACTATACCTTCTATGAGACCATGATTGGCCGGCATAATTTGTCTATCATAGGGAACTTCGAGTCGACACTCCAAAGGCTCGCTTAGTCTCTCATCTATTGGAAGTTTTGATTCAATTTGCTTTGCGCGTTTGGCGATTTCTGTCATGTTGAGAAATCCATTGTCCTTGTCTTCACAAGCTTCCAATTGAGGTACGAAAGCTTTTATTGTTCCAAGCCACCCATTGTATGTCGCAGGTTCAATGTAGATCTTAGGGGCTTTGTATCTTCCACCATGTACAATGGGGTCTAAGAAATACACTCTTGGATTCTCTGTTGCCGACTTGCCTAATACGGCATCTTCCTCATCAAAGGTGTAGTCCCATGTAGAATCATCATTTGGGTCAGCATCGGGGTTAACATATAGCAAGTCTTCAAATTGAATAGCTTCTTGTTCATCATACCCATAATTGAAGCCAACAGGGGTCTCACCTTTTGGAGTTTCAATTATGGCGTCTCGAATGACCTTTAAGGCTTTGGTATTAATGTTGTCAAATAGTGAAATTATTTCTGATGACTTGGCAGGCTTGCTAGCGCCAGATCTTCTCTTCAATAGGTCGGATAGTAACTTTATCTCATTTGGTATAATCTCATAATTGACCAAGCCGAGCTCTTTCTTGTTGAACACTTGATTTCTTCTGCTGCTTGTGATGACCTCCTTATCTTCTCCGTAAGTTTTACCTAAAAACTTTTTGGCTCTTGTTTCTCTTACGAAAACTCGTTGAGTAGATTTGTTGTTGTGATTTAACTTATAGTTAAGTACGGTCTTGTATTCAGCGTCAGATGAGTCTTCGAAGAAGATTTTTAATTGTGACTCATCTTTGTTTGTTTTATATTTCAACTCTTGACTTTTGAGCTGCTCTAACATTTGTAGGCCAACGGTTTGCGGTAGCATTCCTCGTTCGTCACCCTTGTCCATGATCTTGTTCTTAATGATTCCAGCATCATCTTTTCTCTTGTCCCATTGCTCTTCTGTATCGACATAATTGGCGTACAAAAAGGTCCGGTCACCAATTTTTACTCGGCGATTGTGCTGTTGCATGTGATTGCCTCGAGTATCAATCAGTATGTTTCCAATTAGAGATCTCCTCTCTCCAATTAGGTCTTGCAAAAACAGGGATTCGATTCTTTTAAAATAATCATTTAATAGATCTTGCTTATCTTTTGCCAAATCATCATCTTCCATGATTATAGCAGATGGATCATTTGCACAAGCAGGATCAGCTTGGTTGAGAGCGGCATCTAGAGCCTGTTCTAACAGCCCTTGAGGGCCTCTTTGTAACATGTCAGCTAAAGAACCTAGGTTGTCTAGCGCACGCTCGTTAGCCTTGTCTATCATCTCATCTGCAGTCTCTTCATCTAGACCATTGTCTAGATAAATTCTTTTCCTATTTGCGTTCCAAAGATCGAGTTCATCTTGAGTAAGACAGATCGCGTCATAGACCGGTGCGTCCAAATCGGCGTCGGATTGGGCTCTGAGATAATCTCTTAGTTCTGGTGGTATATAACGACCCATCGAGCCAAATGCATCCTTAACATCGTCTGCATCGCCAAGTAGGTCAGACAGCTCTGGGCATCTTGAATTTACTAGCAGTGCAAACTTAGCAGCTGTCTGATCATCCATGTTGTTTGGAGTGTTCGTTAGTAGGTCGATGATTTCTCTTTTGGACATTGTACCATTGATGGCCTTGAATAAACAATCATAGGCGGAGTCAGGGGCTGCACCTTTTCCAAGGGCATTGCCGAAGGCATTTCTTTGAACATTTTTCAACTCATCATCATCAGCTTCATCGCAGAAAGCATCGGCAAAGGCCTCATCTAAACCCGCTGAAGAACCACCAGTCAACTGTCCGGCTGCAAATTGGCCAAGTGCATTGATTGATTTACACAGAGCATTGTCTACGGCTTCAAATAGCTTTAAAAGAAACATTGTAATAACCTTCGTCATTACAGTTTCTAGCTTTGTGATGAAAGCGTTCTTAAGTTTAGTCAAAAAGAACGCTCTACTGAAGTTGATACTAGACAAATCAAGCGATTTCGTTTTCGATGGAAATGCAAGACCAGCGTGTCGAGTTGGACCACATACATCAAGAGATAGAGAGCTCAAAAAACTCTTAATTGGTGGATTGAACATTCCCTGAGTTGAGCATTTGAAAATCTGATTTAAAGTATTAAATACGACTGCTCCGCCGGGTACTGATGACATGGCATTGGCGATTTCATCAATGTTCATTACGTCAAAGACATATTCTATATAAGCTTCAACAACAGCTTCTTGAACATTACCTAGTGGCTTACCAAAAGTCCCTTGTGCCTTCTCTTGCTCTTTTATTAATTCATTTTTTTGCTCATCAGTCATCGTATCGAACTCGTCTCCAAGTCCAGTCTGGTTTATTTCAATAGGTTTGATAGTTGACGCTTGAGCTTCGAGAACCTCTAGATTATTATTGAACTTCTCTAGCAGGTCCACCTGAGCAATTGCAGTCGGAGAGGTTCTGGTCATTAGATACTCTCTTTTCTGCAACAGTTCTGTGTAGCTAGTGCGAGTTCCGTTCGGGTTGGTTGATGGATCTGGTGTATTTTGTCTGATTTCCAAACTTAGAGCTAGATAGTCATCAATTGCTTTTATTCTAAGATTTAGAGCCACAAGTTCTTTCTGTGCATTGACCATTGCAGGTCCAACACTCTTTTCCAAATCTCTGATCTGAGTCTTTAATGTTCTTATTTCTTGACGAAGAGCGCTCTTGTCCTTTATTTCATCTTTCGCCCCTGTCGCGTCGGCGGACAAATAGTTCTTATAGGCACTTTTACTTGCTGAGCCGCTGTCATAACCCTTCTCCCACGGCAGTGCAATGTTTCCAAATTCTTCTTCAAGTTTTTTCCGGAGTTCCGATTGCTTATCGGGAGGAAGTCCTCCGATAAAAAAACCAAACACGTCTAGATCCATGGCTTGCATCGCAGCTCTGAACATCTTGTCGAAGGCTCGTTCTTTCGTTACGCCGGAAAATAAACACCTAACAGCATTAACTGTCAATGCTTGAGCGTTGCAGATGGACATTCTTTTGATCACGCCCTGAATCCAACTATCATCTTTGGATCTTTTTTCAAACTTTTTACGGCTCAATTTTCCATTCTTTTCGTATTCTTCCCAATCGATAAGAGATGCCAACAAGGTATCCTTCTTTTGAATCTCCTCCATTGCTGCTTTCTTGGCTTTTTTTGTATACGGGTGAGATTTCGCATTTTTTCTTGCTCGTTTTCCCGCAGATTTTCTTTGGGCTTTTTCCTTTTTGCGTTGCAACTTTTCGCCGCCATCCTTATTTAGAGTTCTAAGTTTTAAATTCAAAGTTGACCTTTCCATGGAAGATTCAAACTCACTTTTTTTGATAGTAGCTATGAGGTTACTAACCTCATCTAGTTCTTTTTGAGTAGAGATTCCGGAATCTCTATCGATGTCTGATTTGATCTCACTCTCTTCACCTTCAAGTTTCTCTCTCTCAATTCTCATGAATGTAATTCGTCTATCTAGCTCTATTATTGCTTGGGCTATTTCCCCAATTTCATCTGGTCGTGCATCTTGAGTTTCTTTTAATTTATTTCGTGCTTCGAGTCCCTCGCCCATTCCAAAATCGGCCTTCTCAAATTCCTTGACTTCTGGTTGATTCTCTGTAGAATACAACTCTTCGCATGATGCAGCAGAACTATATTGATACGATAGCGAATCCATAAAACTCAATGCTTCGCTTAAGATGTAATCGCGAAGCTCGCCTCCGAATTCACGCACATTCTCTTCGACACACTTGCCCATGGTATCGCCAACTGCTGCCATACTAAGATTTCCATAATCAACAATGATCAATGGATAGGTATATTTAACAAGGAAATCAAGCCAAGGCATTGTTTCGCGAGCCTGTAGGGACATGTCGATATCTGATAGTTTTGCTACGTAGTTAACAATGCTCGGTCGCTTATCGTAACCTTTTTTGAATTTCTTTATTCCTTTGCGAAGCTTTTTCTCTTCACACCCTTCTTTCCATGCATGAATAGACTTTATTATGTAAGGGTTTCCATTCGGTCCGGTTTTAAAATCAATTCTAATCTTGTCTGCATTCAACATCAAAAGGCTAGGAATGTTTGATCTTATGTTTACGTCATTCTTTTTTGCCAAGGAGACTAATTCCGAATAGAAATTTCCTAACTTACCGGACATTCGGTTTGCATAAAAGTCTTTTTTGCTTTCTTTAAATTTTAAAAAACCATCTTGACTTTGATAAAATTGAGATTGATATTTACCGAAAACCAAGAGAGACGATTCGAGTCTTTTAAATTGTCCAAAAAGCTTGTTAACTTCCAAAGTGACAGACTTTGAAGTGTTCATCGCTTCCTCTTCAAGCTCCTCCTTTGATGGCAACTCTGGTACTTGGTCGACGATGAAGGCTGGTATTGATAGATGTACCTTTAAAACATTCTCAATAGGATCAATGTAAAAATCGTTAATCTGCGCGTATAATTCTAGAGCGAATGGATTTTGTATCTCGACATCTGAGGCGTTAGTTGTAATTGCTCTATTGAAATCGAAAGGTACTGATGAATCAATTTTTGGAAACCGTTTTGTTCCGACGTCGAGACACCGGACCCTGTCTTGATCAATGCTCTGCTCTGCTAGTGTCATGAATGCATCATCAAAAGATGAGAACTTTTCTAGAAACCCAATCGCATCTTCTTCCGGAAACGCCGGAAATGTGGCACAAATTATTTGATCCGCTACGAGTTTGCCATACTCTTCCAAAATTAGCACTATTCCTGGGTGGATAAAGCTCCTCAGTAGCAATTCTCTAGTTTGAAAGGATTCTTGTCCTCCCCTTAGGCCTCTAAACTGTCTTGCAGTGAAGGAGTCTCCAAACTTGTTAACAGTAAGTGTTATTTGATATTCGCATTGTTTCTCATTCAAGTACGGTTCGGCGATTTCGACAAACTCCCAATCGGGTTCGATGTAGCTTTGGTTTGGGACACATGGCGCGCATAATTTCTTCAGCGGTGGTGGGACAAGTTCCGGAGAGCACACTTCAGTTTGTAGTGATTTTATATTCTTATCAGCCATTTTATTCTCCTATGTACACTATGTCGCTTAAAATCTTTTTTTCTTTTGTACCAGAGAGGCCGATTTTTGGTATGCCGAATGCTTGAAGTTTTAAAATTTGCTTGTTATATTCTTTGAGAATAGATTCAGAAGTAGAGTTTATTTGCTCTGGTATGGATTCCAGCATCTCTGGGATTGCAAAGAAAGGATCGGGAAACGTAGCAACGGCTCCGACACCCGCGGCTGGGTGTTGGTGGAATGACATCGACGTCTTATATTGTGTCAAATTCAGTTCGAGACTTACAATCTTTTGCAAAAGAAATCCCATTTCATCGTTCATCTTATTTAAATACTCTACCAAGTTATTTCCAAGAACTGCGGGTTGGTGCTTTTCTGATGTAGTTCCTCCGATTTCAATTAGCGGAGTTATTTCCTCAAGACCATTCACAAGTCGCTCACCGCCATCATATTTAGATGGACCAGCAAGAATGCGTACTCTTTCTCGACCTATTATGAGTGTATGATCGGCCTTGAGTGCTGCGCCTGACTTATAGAGAGACGGTTCAAAAACCTTACTTGTTTCCGATGCTGCTGTTGCAAAGTAAGAACTAACGTCTCCACGTTCAGTAAGATAGAGTCGTGCGCCGTCTTCCGCAAAGTTTGCACGAGACTGGGTTGATCCATCCTTCAGCTGTTTGGCGGCAGATAACGAACCTGCTACAATGTCGATTGCTTCGCATTTTGTTCCACCAACGCCACCCAATCCAGTAGCTCTGTGGCCAAAGTTGTCTTTAGTTAAAACGATTCTAGCACCGGACTTGTCACCATTTTTGGATTCCTTTCTAGAATAAATTTTTTCACAAGAACCTACAGGGTGAAACACGGGTAGGGATTCGTCATTCTTTGTCAAAAAAATTCCGACGTAGTCAGGAATTGAGAACAAACCTTCTTCGATTTCATCTTCGATTTTAAATCTAGATGTGTGAAATAGGGCATTGTATGCTGCTTTATTTTTATATGTAATTTCTTTCATTATGTTTCCGTATATCCTTGGGAGATGTTATTATGCATCTAGTTCAGCTTTGTACTTATTATAGATCAAGACAGCCAAGTTTCCACGCTCCAATGCATGAATGTTCTTACATGCTGGTCTTTCAAACTTGAGGACAATATCAGACCCGGCAACATATGGGTCTGTACCATCTTTACTGGTGATTTTTGCCATTTCTTTGGCTGCGAATGCAAATTGAAATTCGTCATCCTTTAACTTACGTAGCCATTCTGCTTTACCAGATGTTGTTTCTACATCTATGCTTGAATCTTTGGCTAACTGAGAACCTGCTGCGGACTCTGGGCATATATTAAATTGCCAATAGCCCCACGAGCAATACTCGATCCCGTCGACTTTAATTTTTCGTTTTCTTACCTGTTCTTTTCTTTTCTGGGAGACATTGGAGCCGCCGTAGCCATTGGCCCTGTCGCCTGGTGCAGATTGAATATAGTTAGATTCACCTTGGGCATTAGCAACCACGCCCGCTAATGCTGGACCGCTCCAAGTACTGAAGGATGGGCTGCTTTTTATTTTTGTTATAAAAGCCGATGCGCCAGAGTTTATTACAAAAACCTTTGGCAATTTGCAACTCTTAGCAAGTTCGTCTTGTATTTCTTGGGAATATTGACCATTTGCTCCAATACCGGTTCCTGTGGATGCGGAACCTACAGTTGTTGTTTGATTTTGTCCATTTGTATGAGCGGCTTGTGCTGGTCTAGCAGTTCCCGCTGTGAAATCAAACTTAATGTTTTCGGTTCTACTCTTTGATATTAGAGTCACAAAGTTTCCTTTAACATGAGTTGCCAGCCATACTTCGCCGGTTACAGGTAGTGTTTCTCCCTGAAAACCCTTCTTCAATCCTGCTTGAAAGTGTTGATTGCGAAAACTTTCGTATTCATCTATTGATCTTGCAGAATTTGGCGAGTCTAGCCAGTCGTGATGTTCGGCTTTTGACCTGGCTCTGTAATAATAGAATTCGCTTGCAGTGCCATCGGCTCCATTGGGAGCATCTTGCGTTGTTGTAGAATTCACTGCGGGACTCTTTGTATCATAAATTACCACTTCAAATGTTTTTGGCAATTCCCTCGAGAAAGACTCTTTATCTATCCTCTCATTCCTTGCCGCAAGTCGATCATGAATGTTCTGTAAAGACCTAGGGACATACTTAGACATTACTTGCTCTCCGAGTCTTGGATTTCATCAAAAATTTGAGCGTAATCCTTATCCGTCATCTCCTCGGTTTTTTCATTCTTTGACATCAGACCACACAACTTTACTAGTTGTTCATTTGATCTCTGGAGAGTCTCCACGTATTTAGCGAGGGTTTGACCTATGTCTCTATGTCTCGAAACATCTTGGGACAAATAGCGCATAGCATCATCCAAAAGTTCTCGAGTAGTTTCTCGATCATCTCGGATGTTCGCTATCGCTTCATCTATAATTTTTTTGCTGCTCATGGTAATAATTAGTTCCAGATTAAATTTCGCCGTTATCCCAATCTTGCCTAAAGTGTCTATATCGTGCTCTCATTTTATTTAGTTGAACCACAATCTGTTTCGTGCTCATACCGGTTAGTTCCCGAAGATATAGATAGATTGCTTTTTTATTGAAAATTTCAATCTCTTCTGCGGATTCAAACAATACCATTACGGCTTCGTAGACTTTCTTTTCGGCTTCTTTTTCAAAGTCTGGTTTCCATGATGCCATTTCATCTTTGAGGTGGGATAACATTTCTTTTCTTATTTTCAAATCTTGATAAGACTGTCCTTTGTCCATAAGGTCCCTCTCAAGATCGTAATCTACCGATTGGAACGAAACTTCCCGCGAGAGACGCTTCTTGTTCTTCTTTACTTTGTGGATAAACCAATTCTTTGTGACAACAGAGAAATACGAGAAGGCTTTGTGGCCCTTGTTGGGGTCAAATTTTGCCAGGATGGTTACAAGCCACCCTTTGCATTCTTCTCGCAAGTCATCAATGTCTGGAAGAGTAGTGAAGCGGTATGTGAACACAATCTTGTCAACCATTTGCGAAAACGCAGGTTGAATAAGAGAATTGTAGATCCTATCCTTGCTTCTATAATCTTCCATGTTGCAATATTTAACTATCGCGTCTTCGTGAACCTGCGTAAAATACATGTTTTTCTTTTTCGGTGCTCTCTTCTTCGGCATCATCATCTCCAATTTGGTATTCAATGACTTCTGTTATAGAGGAAATGTCTCCATATTGATCTTCTAAGATGGTTTTCACAGCATTTGTGTGGTCCAATAGAAACTTCAACGTCTCATCTCCATAAAACGAGTCGAGCTCGTAAACTTTCTTAAGGTGCTTTCCATAGTTCTCAATTATCTCAACTAAGTCTCCGAGATTGTCAGAAACAATGGTCAAATCTCTCGACTGCCAAGAAGCAAGTCGAACAAGTAAGATGTTGGCCCCGACTGAAATAAGAAGGCCTAATCCTAATAGTATGTCAATTTCCATCGGGTAACTCCACTCTTATCTTTCTTTCTTCCTTTAGAATGGCCCTATTCTCTTCTATGGCGCGCTTTACCTCGTCGCCGACCTTACCACCCTTTGAGGATGTCTTAGGTGCTCTAGAGAGCATTTGAGGCACTTTACGGATACTTGTTGAATTACAAAAGCCGCACGTAAAGTACTCTTCATTCATGCCATGAACAACATCAAATACCGATTGGCACTCAGAACACTCATAAGAGTATCTAGGCATTCTTGTCGACCTTTACACTGTTTTTCACTTCGACCATGGGTGGGTTCATTACGACTAATTGTCCAGAGTCGTCCACTTGAACTTGAAAATCTCGCAGAACGGGGACAATGTCCGTTTGTTCCATGAGTGATTTTTGTAACGCCATCATGATTGCTCCAACGGCTTGATTTGATAATTTATGATCCATAATAATCTCCTATAGATTTATAATACTATTATAGCACCCTTTTGGTGGGTTGTCAAGTCTTTTTTACCATTTAAAATTATTTTTATAATATTCTACGATCTTTGGGAGTTCTTCGGGGAAAACCTTCTTTGGTTTCCATCCGAGTTTTCGAAGCTTACTATCATCCAATGCGTATCTCACATCCTGCCCTTGTCTTGAGAAGCCGAGGTCAAGATGATCCTTAGATTTGTAACATCCGATACCGAAGAAATGGTCAAGTATTTGAGTTGCTGTTTCAATGTTTTTTTGCTCGAAACCTCCGGCAACATTAAAGATCTCGTTTGTCTTTCCAGACTCTACAATTTTAATCACAGCTTCAGCAGTATCATCAGAGTGGAGCCAGTTTCTTACAGGATCTCCTCTATCGTGCAATCGAATCTTCAGCCCTCTCTGCAAATGCTTTACGCAGATTGGAATTAATTTTTCCGGGTACTGCCCTATTCCATAGTTATTAGTTGGTCTGAGGATTACATACTCCAAATCATAGGTGCGAGCCCATGCAAAAATAAGCATGTCTGCGGCAGCCTTTGAGGCAGAATAGGGATTTGATGGTTTTAAAATGTCCGTTTCAACATGGTTTCCCTGCGCTATGTCGCCATAGACTTCATCTGTTGAGAAGTGAAGAAATACGGGTCTCTTCTCAATGTTGGTAGGCTTTCTTCTTATCAAATCCAAGAGATTCTTGACACCATTGATGTTTGATTTGAGAAAATCTTCAGAATCGATAATACTATTTCCAACATGAGATTCTGCTGCAATGTTTATAACGTAGTCACAGTGCGGAAGATAGGTTAGGTCAGCTATGTCTTCTTTTGTAAATGTAAAGTTTTTGCTTTTGCCAAACTCACTTATCAAATCGATGTTGGCTGCATAAGTACACTTGTCAATGCCATAGACTTGCCAACCTTTATCGAGACATTGTCTGGTGACGTGAGACCCTATTAGGCCTAGGCACCCAGTTATGACAACTAATTTCATTTTAAAACTCCTACATGATCGCTACAGATACCATAGACATTCATCTTAGAGTATTTCAAAGTATCTTCCAAGGTTTTGCAAACTATAATACTCTTCTCCGTTACATCTTTAAGTGGATAGGTCCAAATAAATCCATTTGAGGTCATCGTATAATCATCCTCTTGGTGCCAGAAGCACAGAATTTCTTCTTGCAACATCCAGTGCAAAGCATTTAGATTTTTTGCATGACACCAGAAATTTTCATTTTTTAAATAATCTTTTTTCACTTGATACTCGGGACCATCATGTCCTAGATAAATTTTATGACCTATTTTCCATACATCCACTTCTACATTATAGCCTAGATTTACGGCTTTGTCAAGATATGTTGGATTATTTTCTAAAACACTAGTCCCACTAATGTTTCCTCGGTGAGATATCAATAATAAATCAGACCTCATGCTTCTCACTTGTATTGTTTGATTTTTTATCCCAGAAAGAATAAAAGTCTTCTCTAAAATCAAACAAAGTCGCTACGATTAAGTCAGTATTTTTAATAATTTTATCTATAGATTCACCATCTATAAGATCATTGGTTCGGAAAATTGTGTATTTTCGCTTATTAACAAAGTTTATATATTTATCTAATTCACTCGAATCCGTATAGGATATGATGTGTTCTGTAGTTATCTCCCTTTTATACAACATGGGGTTGTTGTAAATAATTTGACTGTCTACTTGGCTTATTGAATCTGAATTTAAATTATTTTTTAACAAGTATAGATCATACAGATTTTTTTCGAAAAAAACTTTTGATTGCAAGTAGTCTAGTACACTGCCTTTGTCCAACTTGTTCACATCTAATACATGTTGCAAGACGGATTCGAAAATACTTTTTTTATAAATCCAAAAACTTGTTTCAAAAAACCATTTCGTATTTTCGGGAGTTTTCATGATTTCATTACTATCTTCCAACACCCTTCTTTGAACATCTGAAACTATCCAGTCACAATAATAAATCTTATCTTGATTACGAAATAAGTCCGAAAACTCAAACTCTTTTACGCAAATGTTTTCCGAGTCCAACACTAAGTTTAGCTCACAATCAGATTTAATTACAGCCATCATCTTTTTTATTGATTGATATGCATACTTGTCCCAAATGTTAGAGGGCATTTTCAATTTTGAATACTGTTGTGTTAAATCTTCAATGAATTTAACATTGATTTTATCCGATCTATAATCTTTTATAATTGAATCAAATAGTTCACTATTATCTCTTTCAATTATAAAGTCAATTCTAACATTTTCATAATCAGTGCAATAATTCTTGACTGATCTTAAGAACAATTCATTCCATCTAAAATGGGGAGGATATGTTGGTATTATTATTTTCATCTCTTTTCCAAAAAATTCCTAAGATCCTCAGGGGTACCCAAGCCCCACATCTTGTGAACATAAAATGGAACCAGAGACTTATTGTCTTTAATCAATTCATTGTATACAGGGGCTATGTAAAACTCATTGTTTACTCTTATATCTTTTTCTATCATCTGCTCTGCATATTTTACGAAATCAGAGCCTTTCCTGTACCAATAAATACCGCATGTTGCAATATCAGAAATAGGTTTTTTCTCCGCGACTTCAGTAATAAATCCTCTTGCATTCGTCTTAACAAAAGACCATTTTGGATGCACGGCGTTGAATGTCCAAACAATCGCATCAACATCCGTCATACTTCTCATGGAGATAAAATTTTGTCTTTGATATTCTATGAACTGATCGGAATTTGCAATCAATAAGTCTTCATCATTATCTATAAACTCTTTAGCCAACAATGCGGTGCAGGCAGCGCCCTCTGTTAAGGAATCAACCTCGACTATTTTGCAGCTATTGTTCGTTATTTGATTCAAGGTATCTAGCAACCCTGCGTATTGTTCAATGTGTTTTTTTCTAACTAGAAAAATATACTCAGATACAAAATCTAAATTCTCTACAACCTTTTGTATCATCGGCTTGCCTCTCACATCTATGAGTGGTTTTGGGAACGTGTACCCTTCTTTTGCAAAGCGACTTCCTTCTCCAGCCATTGGTATTAAAATTTTCATATTAAACTCCCTATAGTTTTAGTGTTTACTTCATTAGCATTTTTTACTTTTATAACATTTGCGCCGCTGGCTCTAGCGGCTTTTAATCCCTTTGGAGAATCCTCAATTATAAAAGTGTTTTCTTTATTAATCTGAAATGATTCCATTAGGTAAACATATCCTTCCGGATTGGGCTTGGGCTTATCTACATCTTGGTTAGTCAAAATATAATCAAAAAATCGATGGATGCCCGTTTTTTCCAACATTAGCATAGCAGTTTTTCTGATGCTATTAGTGTAGAAGG